CCATATCGTCGTGCGCCCCATTCGGGAATGATGTAAACTGGTCCACGAACTCGTTCACCCACGACGCTTTCTCAGGTGTAGGAAGAAACACGTGACCAGATTCGATGGCCGCACTCACCGCATTCACGCGGGCGACCTTACCACCGGAAGGATTAACCGGTATTACGAACATGTCCGGATCTCTTTGTAACGTACTTACAATAGCAGGACCGTTCGCCTTGTCCTCGATCAGTATCACTCTAGCATTCGGATACATCGCCTTGACCGTCCGGAGCATCTGCACGGTCTGGGGGAAGTCGAGGTGTTTATTAAAACTCGCTCTCAGGTAGTAATCATTTCTTCGTTTGCCCCATACCTGAATAGCGACGTAGTCATTTGTATCTGCTGACTTAAACGCTGCGTCAACAGAGATGATCTCGGAGCCGAACATGATCTCCTTATCATCAGGATCGTAGAACCGCCACCAGTCTCTCTGGACCAGGTTGCCTTCCTCTATACGAGGTGAACACTGGTACAAGGCAGTCCACGAACGCATACCGCCCTGAGGGTCATGGATGTAGGACTCCTTGAAATCCAGCATCCATTTCTTATCCTTACCCAGCTCCGGACAGAGGGCGTCCCCTACCTCACGGCCAAGCAGATCGTTCTCCTCTGCTTCAACGGGAATACGGACCAGTCTGCTGTTCGGTTCATTCGCAAGGACTCTGGCAGCAAGATCGTCAGCATGCCATGGCGTCATGATGATAACAACCTTCGCCTTAGCCGCGAGACGGGTCTTCAGTGATGCCTGCCACTCTTCCCATACATTCGATCTGTACGTCGGAGAGTCGGCCTCCTGCATGTTCTTAACCGGGTCATCGATTATGATCAGATTAGCCGGGTTACCTGTAATGCCGGACATGATACCACGGGAGATCAGTCTCCCCTTCGCGTTGTCCAGCTCGAACTCATCGGCTCTATCTATAGACCCGATGTTTATTCCAAAAAGATCCAGGCCTAATCCCCGGATCTTCTCTTTGTTCCTGCGGCAGAACCTCTCAGCGAAGTCCTTGTTGTAACATGCGATGATCACATTATTCGTCGGATACTTCCCGAGATACCAGCTTGGGAACGACTCTGTGATCGTCGTACTCTTCCCGTGCTGCGGAGGACACTCCACCACCAGGATGTCATACGCGTTCTCCGTCGGTGTCTCCACGAACCTCTGTACCTCATTAGCAAGGTACTCACTCAGCCGCGTCCGCTTCCAAGTCGGTCCCTGAGCCATGGCCAGATATTCCGCAAACGATCTCTTCGTCATTTCCCGTTGCGCAAGTTCGGCATATAGATTTCTAAGTTCAGAATTCATAAAGATAATCGCGCCTATTGAACCCCCTGTACCGATTAAACCGATATAGGGGGTGTACTTCTTTACTCTTCTCCGTCAATGACTTCCCTCTTCGCAATCATGGCCAGCAGCTCATCGTTAGAAAGCTTGGACAGATCCAGGGAAGCAAAGGGCTTATCGTCCGCATTACCGAGATTGAGATTCTCTGTAGGTTTGTAGCCCGCTGTGTCACGCACATACTTGGCGGCTTCCGTATCAAGATTGTAAATGGCCTTCTTCAGCTGACCCCAAAGTACAGCTGCCTGATAACTGCCCAGATCAAAACCATGCTCAAGTAACTCCTGTCTGGCTTCGTCTTCATCCGGAATATCAGCTTCCATCATATAACGTGCGAGTTTATTGAAATTGCGCTTCTCCTCCGTGGACAGTTTCCGTTTAGCTTTCCACTCCGGAGAGTTCATTGTCTCAATACGCTTCGCATTAGCTTCAGGAGTGTGCAGCCGAGCAATCTTCTCCTGATAGTACTTCTCTCTTTCAACCGGAGACATTCCCATAGCAATCGCTCCTTTCCAAAAAGAAATCCCCAATAGCGGAAAAACCGATATAGGGGTCAGAACATACTTATCTATAATATTGGTAGTTTACACTTTACCACATTTTCAACTGCAACTCAACTGTGAATGGGAACTTTTATTAACGAAATGTTCATAATTTGGAATTGAAATCCACAAAACTGAGAACCTTCAGAAACAAAAAAGACCCCCTATACCCAGTTGGGAGCATAGGGGGTAGGGATCTGTACAAAAGTAGCGTAACAAAAATAGCAACATCTGTGAAGGAGTAACAAAAGTGGAGGAGGGTGTATGGGGTGATAGGGAAAGAGGAAGTGAGTAAATGAGTTAGATTGATCTAACTTCGTTTTTTAGGAAGGTGTAATGCGCGAAAAAGTTTATATATATAGTATATATGGTGACCCCCTGGGGGCGATCGGGGGCATGGGGGGTCTTCCGATCAAAAAAGGCCCTTCCGGCAGCCCTGGCTTCCTTCTTAAACATACACGATACCACCCCACCTCCGCAGCACACCTCAAAAAATTTTCCGGTTTCCTTTATATAGTGCGCGCCAGGCAGTGTGATGCGGTCCGCTTCTCTCCTGTTATTCCCTCTTCCTTATACAGCAACTGTCTTCCCCACAGTATGGGTAAGTTCTTGCGGAAGCTAGGCAGTGCTGTACTGTTAGCCTACTCTATCTGATAGGATGTCACGCAGATGTCACGGCTGATCTTCCGGTCCATGCTGATCGGCTGACCGGATACTGTACCTTTGATTCAATATAGTATGGTGCTATACTCTCTGCTTCCGGTCGATGGCTGACCGAACGCTTTACCTTTGATTCGATATTGTTTCTTCCAATCTTCTGGGGTTACGCTCTCCGGCCTCGATCTCCAGAAGGCAAAAACTTTTCTACGATCATATGAGCAATCATTCATATGAGTATCCGTTCATATGTTGAAGTGCGAACCGGGTCTCTACTTTATTATAGGAATTCAAATCTCATCCGCTCCACCCCATCCGAAAACCGGGTGAAAAAATTTTTTCAAGAATCTGAAAAAAGTTGTTGACAAACAGTTTGTCTTCTGCTATATTTCTCAGTGTCAAGAGACAAACAGCTTGTCTCCCAAATCAAAATGAGATGAAATGAAAAGGAGAAAAAGAAAATGTATAAGAAGGCACTCGAAAATCTGATCGAAGCAGCGACGGTAGAATTCTTCAAAGAGCATACCAATTACAAAGAGGTTTGTTGCTTTAAAGTTACCTTAGAGAAGGACTCCAACACGGTGAGTTTTAATGCAGAAGTTGTCGCTTGTGATAACGATCCGAAATGGGGAGAATACTTCACGGTGCATGGATGGACTTGTTACGAAATCGAGTTTGCACGGATTACTTCGAGCGATGGGAACGAACTTTACAATCGCTTCAAGTAATACAACCCGCCCCCATCTGATGAGAGCTGGACAGCAACCAGCCGAAACCATCTGGCAGCCAGCCAGAGTGGTAATGGGAAGCTAGATCTTCCGCAATACTGAAAGGAGAACATATCATGATCAATCTTTATCACCGCACTGAAACCGGAGTACTCATGAGCCGCATCATTCGCCAAAAGACGAACACACTTCAGAACTTTGAAGTGAAGAAGGACCACAAGCTTTGCGGCCTTGCAAGAGAAATCGAAGTACTCACCAATGGCTATACCTTCCGCTTCACCGGACACTCCGATGACAGACACCTTTGCGGTGAGTACACGATGAAGAACCTGGACCTTGATGTTGAGCCAATGACACTCGACATCGGCACGGTAAAAATCCTGCTCGAATGCATAACAGAACAAAATGCAGACATCAAGGTCATCAGAGAATAAGACTCGTCACGGCGAGTATAAACAGATGGTTAGGCCGTGAGCGTTGACCGGAGATCTCCGGTCAGGCCCATAACTTGAAAGGAGATACCTACAATGACAAAACTTCAGATAGCAAAAATCGAACGTGAGATGACACTCCTCCTCCAGTCATCCGAAAGAATCCGTATCGACCAGAAGTACGACACTCCGTCTCAGATTCGCCGGAAGATTGACCGGATAGCAAAAAAGGAAGCAGAGCTGCAAGGCATGCACACCATCCTTTCCGCACTCGGATATTATGCGGAGTATCACTTCGGAGAAGGCGAAAACGGAGAGACCCTTTCCTGCTACACAATCAATAAACTGTAACTCGACTAGGCGAGAGAAAATAGTGGTTAGGCCTAGTGCGTTGACCGGAAGATTCCGGTCAGGTCCATAACAATTGAGAGGAGATAAACACCATGACACTTAATCAGTTCTATGCAAAAAGCGAGAGGCTCTTTAACAAGCTCTCAGGCAGCACCAAGAAGGGCGATGACGTTTCCTACTGCAACGCTGAAGAAGGCTTCTACTTCAGCAATGAAGGCTACACCGGATACTTCGTTCCGGGTAAGAAAGTACTCGGAATCCTCCCTCAGAATGAAGCACATCAGCTCCGGGGAGAAGCCGTGAAGAAATACTTCTACGATGCACTCAGCCGTGATAGCTGTGAAGCAAAAGCAATCCATGGCGTCAGAACATCTGATGGAACCAGAGTAGTCAAGCTTCAGAATGGAAGTATCTGGCTGTACATCCAGGAAGCTTTCCTCAAAGGACTGCCAAAGGATGCCCACTTCCTTATCAGCAAGTGGAAGAGATCTGCTCCTGTTCTTGTAGAGATAGCAGACAACGCCGGAGACTGGCAGCCTGTCATGATCGTCTGCCCAATCTTCACAAGAGATGAGAACTTCAAACCGGATGAAGAAACCGAATAAGCACCCCGGCTTCTGAAGGGTTGAGCCTATCAGCCCTATCCCATTAAAATTTTTTTATGAAGGAGATCAAGACTATGTATCCAGAATATGAAAACGAAAGAGTATCCACCACCTTCTGGCAGGACTTCAGCATCGCTGAAAAATTCGGAATCGATGCGGTGAAGGATACCTACAAGAGAGCATTCGCCGAATGGAAGAACAGCTACAAGTACCTTACCGAACTGGTAATGGTACTGAACCACAAGTGCTGGCAGCAGTTCGACCTCGGCAACACTAGGCTCTCCGGAATCTACGGAGAGATGTATTACGCAGCCAACGATTGGGCATACGCTAACCTAACCGGAGATGAGCTCGACTTCTACTTCCATGTTACAGATTGAAAGGAGGCAACCACATGAACGACAAGACAGTCACCGTCACTCTCTCCGTACAGGAAGCACAGCTTTGCCGACTCGCAATCGGCATCGCAATGAAGGATGCACAGAAGGACCTGGACAGCAAGAACCCAACCGATAAGTACATGCTGGAAGAACTTCTGAAAAGCTATAAAGCTGTCGAGCAGAAGATCTACGAAGCACAGCTTGCAATGCTCCGGAATAAGTGATTGCTTATTCCGGAGAAATAAATTATAATAGGAGGCATCAAAACATATGGAGATTGAAACCATGCCAACCACCAACCTATCCGATGAAGCATACGACAGGAAAAAGAAACGCAACGCTGCTTACATCAACAACAATGTAACCAGAATCACGCTGAACCTAAACCATAATACCGATACAGATATTCTCGCCTATCTGCAACAGGCTGACAACAAGCAGAAATTTCTGAAGGACCTCATCCGCAGCCGGATGAAAGAGGAAGGCTTTGTCTATGGGGAAGAAGCTTAAGATAAAACCGA